GCGCGCGGATATCGGTGTGGTAGTACTCCGCATCAACCCACTTACCGACTTCGGAAACCCACAGGTCATAAACAACGTCGGCCAGGTGGCGCTTGATCTGGTCCAGATGGAAAGGAAGGTGCGGCGCCTGATTGTGCTTGAGCGCGTGGATATCAGAGAGGTAGCCAGCGACCAGCCGCATTTCGATGGAAAGCCAGACCTCTTCATCCAATTGCTCCAGCGCCTCGGCATCGGCCAGGATCGCGGCGATAATCGCTGCCCTGCCTTCCTCGATATTGCTGCTAACGTTCTGCTTGAAGTGGTCGCGTAGCTTCATGGGGCTCTCCGGTTTTTTGTGTGGCTTGAGAGAGAATATACACACGCTTATGGTTATGGTCAATGCGTAAACGAATAAATATTGCAAAATTCAGGGTGTGTTTTAGTTGACAAACATATGCGTACGTATAATATTGGCATCATGAAACTACCCATGATGATTCAAACACTCTTAGAAAGCGGTTATAGTCAGGATTCGTTAGCGAAAAAGCTGACTGAGCGCGGCGTAGCATGCACTCAGCCAACGATCTGGCGGATACTGAACGCGGGGGCGGAGCCCAGGTACACGCTCGGCGACGCCATCCGGCAGCTCTACGAAGAAACAACGGCTGAAAATAACGCTGCATAACACTTAACCCTCTGATTCGGAGGGTTTTTTGTACCTTAATTCCGGCTGTAAAGACCAGTAAATGGCTGTAAACCGAAAGTTATGGAGCAAATCACACTCAATTTTGACGCCAGCGAGTTCGAAGCTTTCAACTCGGTGCAGGAGTTCTACGCACACCGGACTTTTTCCATTCGCGATGACCAAGGGAGGGTGGTGAAGCAGGGGGTTCAAGCCATGGAAATGGACTATTCGCCATCGCAATGGAGCCACAAAATTAACAAGGCCAACAACACATCGCTGACCTTGGAGGACGCCGACAGGCACACCGATTTATACGGTGACGTCGCCTGGATTTACTACCTGATCCAGAAGCACATCATCAAAAAGAAACGCAACCGGGATGAACTTTTACTGCTCCGGGCTGAGATCGATCGACAGCTTAGAGGCACCTCATGATGCCGCGCGCCTTCCGATCAGACCCATTCATCGGCATTGATGGCTCCGTTTTGGTCACCAATAACGGCTCCAGAATCGCCACTGAGCGCGATATGGAGTGGTTTTGGCGTACTGCCGAGCCTGAGTTGGACCGGCTGACGATGGAGTTGTGCACCTACCATCGCAGCCGCGGTGAACCACTTGATCAGTGGCAGCTCGATGCTGAACTGGCGGCGTTCAAGCGGACCCGGGTGAGGACTGTCGCCTCAGAAAGTGAGAGCTACTAATGGCTAGAATTCGCTCGATCAAACCTGAATTTTGGACTGACGAAAAGGTGATTGAACTATCCTTTGAGGCCAGACTTTTATTTATCGGGTTGTGGAATTTTTGCGACGAACACGGAAATACAGAAGGATCGTCCAAGCGAATCAAGATGCAAATCTTTCCCGCCGACAATCTGGACATCGAAAAGTATCTTGAAGAAATCCGTTTAATAGGATTTTTATCCTACTACGAGGTTGAAGGTAAAAAATACATACATATCAATAACTTTAACAAACACCAGAAGGTCAACGAGAAGACCGCTCACAAGTTTCCACCACCAGAAAAAGGAAAGTTATCCGATCAGTCGGATAAAAAGGCCTTGGATGTTTCTTCTTTGGATGTTTCTTCTTTGGGAAAGGAAAAAACACTGTCGAATCCACCAGAACTCTGCCTCGACAGCAAGCCACCTCCCGACACCGCAGCGCTGCGCTTCGAAACACTCTGGTCAATCTGGCCTAAAAACCTCGGGGCCAAAGGCTCGAAATCTGAGGCCCTGGCGAAATTCAAACAGATCAAACCGGATGATCTCCTGCTCACCAGAATGCGTCGTGCACTCACCGCACAGGCCGAGCACAAGCGCGGGTGTGTGTCCCGGGGAGAATTCTACGAAAACTTCCCCCACGTCGTCCGCTGGCTTAGCAAGCGTCGTTGGGAGGATGAGCTTTCCGAATACCAACTTGCCACGAGCAGCCAGGAGCTAATCGATTGAATTTCTCCAACTCTGATTTTAATTACACCGACAGGGATTTGCTGGCTTTCCTCGGGCAGCAGGAATCCCAGAAAATTCATTGGGGCGACCACTGGCACGATGAGCTTTTGGAGCAATTCGAGCAGGGCACCAAGCTGGTTGGCGCAAAACTCCCTTGGTCAGACACGCACGAAAAAATCCGCTTCCGACCCCAGGAGGTCACGATACACGCAGGCCAGAACGGCCATTTCAAATCCATGGTCACTGGCCAGATGGCCATGTGGTTCGCCGCGCAGGGCGAACCTGTAGGGATTATGAGTTTTGAAATGCCCGTTAAGGTCACGCAGCAGCGGATGTGCCAGCAGGCATCAGGATCAAGAACGCCGGCCAGGGATTTTATCAAGCGCTGGCTTGCATGGAATAACCAGCATTTGGCGTATTACGACCACCTGGACACCAGACCATCTAATCGAGTGCTGGGAGCTGTTTTCTACATGGCCAAAGACCTTGGATGCAAACACATCCTGATCGACTCGCTGACCAAGTGCGGGCTGCCCTACGGTGAGCGCGGGGCAGAGAAATACTTTATCGACGCGCTGTGTGCCACGGCCAAAGTGTTCGATATCCACATTCACCTGGTCTGCCACGTTCGCAAACCCGACAGTCAGGGCGATGCCAGAATCCCAACGAAATGGGATGTTCGTGGCGCTGGTGAACTCACAGATTTGGTTGATAACGTGATTATCCATTGGAGTGACAAACGTAAGGCTGAAATATTGCGCAAGGGCAACAGCGGTATATCACTGTCCGAAAAAGATCAGGAATATCTGATGCGACCAGATCAACGCATGGTGGTCGAGAAACAGCGTCACGGCGCCTACGAGGGCACCATCGGCCTCGAAATGCACGACTCCCTGCAATTCCACAAAGGCCGCCTGCTGGACTTCCCGCTGCCCAAAGGCGACTTATTGGAGCAAGCCCAGTGACCGGCCCCAGGCACGTCAGAGAGATACTGCGCGATGTGGTGCGCAATATACCAGAGCCATCACCAGCCACAACCTTGATGACGCCCCAAATCGGGGATTTCTACATTTCCATTTTCGACAAAAAAACCGTGTGGCTTTCCCGTGGTGACGGCGAAGGCATGGGCGCGTCAAACGAGTGTTTTGAGGAATTACTTGCGGGGCTTTACTGGGAGACATTCTGATGATACTCGAACTTCCATTTCCCCCATCGGTAAACCACTACTGGGGAAGCCGCGTCGTTGGGAGCGGCAGCAAAAAGTTTGTCTCCCGGTACATCAACGCCAAAGGAAAAATATACAGGCAAGCTGTGATCGACACCTGCCTGGCCGAAAACCTGCGCATGAACCTCACCGGCCCACTGGCCTGCACCATCGACCTGTACCCACCGTGCAACCGCCGACGGGACTGCGATAACTACCCGAAGGCCATTCAGGATTCACTCGCGCATGCCGGGGTATTCGAGGATGACAGCCAGATCATTGACCTTCGGGTACGCATGCACCCGAAAAAACCACCGGGCTGCGTCATCGTCACCATCGAGAAGATCAGCGACGACCAGTGCGGGCATAACCAAATCGATCTGATGGCGGGGTAGGGTATGACCACCCAAAAAGACCAAATCCGCGCCGAGATATCCCGCCAGATAGCGGAATTCCTAGCCTCCGGGAAAAACATCGACCAGGTGGATTACACCGCGAATCACTACCACCAGCAACCCATCAAGCGCAGTCGTAGGGAGCAAATCGACTACGCGAAACGCATGCGGCGGTCAGCCAGCAAAGCAGCACAGTCAGACGCGCGCTGCCAAAGGAACTAGACAAACTCCAAAATTTGTGCACTACCATAGCCCCCAGCGAGAGTGAGGACGCTCGCTTACTTCCCAGGTCTTGCCCCCGTTCTCGGGGGCTTTTTCAAACAAGGGGCACAGATTGGCAGGCGGTAGACCAACCAAATACGGTCCCGGGGCACTCCGCAAAGCGCGGAAATACTTTGTCGATGGCCACCTGGAGGAAGAAGTTTTCCCGACCATTGCCGGTCTGGCACTCTACCTCGGAATCTCCCGCGAGACTGTCCGGGACTGGGCAACGCACGAGGACAAGGCTGAGTTTTCTGGCACGGTCAAGCTGATCATGGCCAAGCAGGAACAACAATTGGTCAGAAACGGCGCGCTCGGCACCTACAACCCCACGATTACCAAGCTGTTACTGGCCAACCACGGCCACGCTGACAAATCCGAGAGCACCACCGATAACCGGCACAGCTTCGGCAGTATGTCCGATGAAGCCCTTGAAGAAATTGTGCGCGGAGCCCTGCGCGAGTGAGCGCCGCACGCCAGGAACTGGAATACCGGGCAGCCGCCGCTATGGAACTCCAACGCCGGCGAGCAGGCGGGGCAGCCAACGCCGCGTTTCACTCGTTCTACCCCTGGCAGCAGGATTTCACCGCAGCCACCGCGACACACATCGAGTGTTGTCTGTGCGCGGCAAACCAGATCGGCAAGACCTTCGTCGGCGCCGCCATCGACGCGCAGCACCTGCTCGGTGACTATCCCGAGGACTGGCCAGGCCATCGCTTTGACTTCCCGCCGCTAGTGTGGGGGCTCGGGTACTCCATGGAGAAAACCCGCGACCTGCTACAGACAGCGCTGTTTGGCCGCATCGTCAACGGTCAATTCGAGGGTGGACTGGTTCCCAAGGAAAAGATTGTGAACCACGAGAGCGCGACTGGCACGCCAAACGCGATGCGCTCTGTCCGGGTCAAGCACAAGGAGGGTGTGAGCACCATCCAGTTCTGGAGCTACAGCCAGGGGCAGCACGCGATCATGGGCGACGTTGTGGATTTCTTCCACATCGACGAGGAACCCAAGGACCAAAAAATACGCCCCCAGGTGATCACCCGAACCATCAACGGGGACCGCGGGAAGGGTGGCCGTGGCATTCTCACGTTCACCCCGGAAAACGGACGCACCGAAACCGTGATCCAGTTCATGGACACACCATCAGCAGACCAGTTTTTTATGATGAAAGGCTGGGACGATGCGCCGCACATGACACAAGAGAAGCGCGAGCGACTGCTAGCACTGTACCCGGAGTACCAGCGCGATATGCGGTCCAAGGGCGTGCCGATGCTGGGGCATGGCCGAATCTATGATCTCTCCGATGAATTTATATCGTGCGAGCCCTTTGAGATACCGGACCACTTCTTTGTGATCGATGGCATGGACTTCGGCTGGGATCACCCGCAGGCGCACATAAAATTGGTTGAGGATCGAGATAACGAAGCGTTCTTTGTCACCAACGCGTACAAGGCATCTAAGGTATCGGCCAACGACGCATGGGGCGCGACCAAATCATGGTCCGAGGGCATCCCCACCGCCTGGCCACACGATGGCCTGCAGAACGAAAAGGGTCGGGATGATGCCGTTCAGCAAAAAGTTCACTATGAAACCGCCGGTTTCAAAATGCTCCACGATCACGCGACCTGGCCCGAAGGCGGCCTGAGTGTAGAGAG